CATTTGAACAAAGCCATGTGTATTCCTTAAAAGAAAGGAGGGCAAGCCCCCCTCCCTATTTAGACCATGCGACCAACCACAAGTTTGATTGTGGTAGATGCCAAGTCAACTGCGCCACCAGTGGTGTTGGTGGTTGCAATAGTCACGGTGTTAGCTGCCGAAACATAAGCACGACGCACAACGCCTGCCTCGTCCACGCCAGCCGACATGCCAATAACCATGTCGCCCAAAGCCACGCCTGGGACTGTCACAGTGTCAGTAGCCGCGCCTTGGTCTGCCACAGAAGCAGAGTTCAAGGTGCAAGTCACTGCCCATGTGTCACTAAACACGCCACGGAACTGATCGTTACCACGACGACTTACAACTGCTGTTGCTGATGCCATTTCTCTCTCCTAATTAAGTTAAAAAAGACCCCCCATCACAAGGACAGGGGGGCAACTGCAATTAGGCTGGAACTGCCAAAGCAAAGGCAGAAGAAGACAGTGCAGCGCCAGTGGTGGCGGCTGTACGGACTGCTTTCACGCCATACAAGGTGTCAGAAGTGAACAAAGTGGCAAGATATTCTTGCTTGTACTGCACTTGTGAACGCACAGCCACTTGCTCAACCAACACCATAGAGTCGCGGTGACCCATCAAGCAGATACGGTCAGCACCAGAGTTACCAGCGCCGTAGTCAGCATTGCTAGTGGTGAACACTGGAATGCCATACAACTGACCGATTTCACCGTTACGGATTGCGTCACCATTGCCCACAAAAGCCTGCTCAGTGTAACGAGCCAAGCCCATCAAAGTGTTGCGGCTTGAGGGAGGAATGATGAAGAAACGACCGTCCATAGGAGTGTCGTTGTCGTCCAAACGCTGAATAGTGCGACGAATAGCTGCGTCAGTCAAAGCAGAAGCGTTGCTGGTAGAGCTGTTGTATGCGGTAGTACCGTCACCGCCGATGTAAGCCTTGGTAGACGATGCAGAAGTTGCATAGTCGTCAGTGCCCACAGTAGCGCCGTTGAAAGCACGACCCAAACGCACCAAGTCAGTATCAACTTGACGAGCCAAGGCGTAACCTGCGTCAGCAGTGTAGAAGTTACGCAAGCTGTTCAAGGCTTGGGCTTCCACGATGTCTTCAATCAGGCGGCTGTACTCATAGTGCTTGTTGATAGACACTTGCACTTCAGTCTCAGTAGCGGCGATCAAAGTCACTGCGGTTTCAGCGGCTTTGGCAGAAGCAGAACCACGGGTAGGAGCTGGAATGTGAACGGTGTCACCTTTCTTGCCCTTGAAGTTCATCTTCATAACCAAGTTAGCCAAAACGAGGTTCTTCTTGTAAGCAGCAACGATCTCATCACTCCAAATCTCAGGAATGAACGTTGCGCCGGTAGTGGTTGTTACACTATTTGAGGGGGAAAAAGCTGTTGCCATGTTAAATCTCCAAAAAACGATAAGTTAGTTACCTAACCCGTCCGTCAGCGTAGGCCTGCATGATCTCATCAGACAAGGCTTCGTATCTGTTCGGGTCTGTCATCTTCAGCCGAATAAGGTCAGCCCTTCGATAGACTCGCTTTGTACTCTCCCCAGTTCCACCCACATCAACGGTGGCAGCTTTCAGGTTGCTCTTTCGAGTAGCTTCACCAGCATCACTGGTTTGCTTTGCCTTCACGCCACGCAACGCCTTGTAAGTAGACAGCAATTCATTAGCACTATCGTAGTCATATTCACCATCAGCTTTGGCATACAACCCAAGGCGAACGGGAGAAGATTTCACCCAATTCACAAACTCAGGGTCTTGAGCGATCTGACCGAAATCAGGGTGCTCTGCCGCTAACTTTTGCTGAATCTGCATCTTTTTGAACTCTAAAGCCGCTTGGCGACCTGCGAGTACATCAGGATGGTTATCAACAGTCTTACGAATCGCCTCTTTGGGATTTTCAAAGAAATCCGGTTCAGGCTCTTCCTCTTTAATAGGTTGCGACTTGGTTGCGAGGTTCTGCTTAATCAGTTCATCGGCTAGTTTCCGAGTTTCGCCAACTTCCTGAGCTTGCTTACCAATGAGCTTTTCAGCCTCTTGGTGCATTTTGATGACTTCTTCTAGGCTTTTATTCCTGTATTTCTCAGGAAGCTCAGATAGCGCCTCAGTCTCAGGTAGTTTGTCTTTTTTCTCTTCCTCTACCTCTAACTCACTCAGCTTCTCGTCTTCATTGTCTAACAACATATTGGTTCCTTTTCCTGCCGTTATCGGTTCTAGGACATTAAACTCGGCATTTCTGCTTACGAGTTTTGCTTACGCTCCGCTTTCAATTTCTCCTGATGCCTGCGGTCAAACTGCATTGCTGCCGTTGGAAACTGACCTGACCAGCCCTCAAGATTGACTTTTGGAGCACTTATTGTGCGACTGGCTGTACCGCCACACTCACATTGAACACTCGCCGTCTCATAATCAGTGAGCTTATCAATGCGTTGTCCACAATTGCAGACAAATTCATAGATTCTTTTCATTCAATTCCTCATACGCTCGTTCGCTGACCTGTTTCAAGGTTTTTAGCCACGTTAGGATAGAAAGTTCACCCTTTTTGAATTGTAGACTTTTTTCGTCAGGGATTGTACTGATATTGTTCAATGACTCAATCATCTTGTCAATATCTTCCAAAAGGTCTTTCCAGCCCTGACCGCCCATCATTTCAAAGCGGTTTTCGTAGTAGCGTTGTAGCTCAGGAGCCATCAGCTTGCCTCGTCAGCAGGCTCTGGGACACCGCCTTCTTCCAAGAACTTTAAATAGACTTGGTAGTCGACATTTTGTGGGTCGAATGGAATGAATGCGTTGTCTGAAAGACGCTTAACTGTAATTTGATTTCCTTTATATTCCGCGCAAAGTTTGTAATTTTCCATTTATAACTCCGAAGCTGCTGTTGCACCACCATCACCAAAATAAGGCCCTGCTCCTGCCGTAGAGCTTGAAAGTTGAACAGCTTCCGTTGCAGGTGAGGCAGTACCAACGGAAGATGTTCCTAAAGTAATTGTTGGAGAAGCTCTTTTTGTAACTTTAAAACCATAAATTACTCGACTTACTTGACCACTTGGAACTGTCGCACCTTCCATTGCTGGAATCTTTTCAAAATACCGCTGTGCAAGCTGAAGCTCAGTCCCATAAGGTCTGTAATCGAAACTAGTGGCTGTGCTGCCTTTTTCTAGTTGAACGCCTGTGATGTAGAAGGTGGCTCCATTTGTGCCTACGACAGATGTTTCGCCAGTCGCTCCATAAAAATCAGCAGAAGCCCACGCTCCAGCAGTTCCTACTTGACTACTACCTGAGCCAATACTAAAAAACGGTTTAATTCCTGCACTATTATCAGTTGCCCATGTGCCTGTTGTATCACCAGCAATGGTTATTGATTTTTGCTCCCAAGTGTTTGCTGCTGAGATTGTGTAAGTAAACGGATAAGCTCTAGTACCTCCACCGTTTTTAATTGCTCCACCAAAAGTACCAGTTAAAGAGCTGCGAACCCAAAAGGACAATGTGACTGTACTAGCATTGGCAGTTCCCCAATTTAAATCCGCAACATTAAAACCTTCAATAGATTGACTGATGCCAAAAATATTTCCTGAAGCAACAGAATATGCAGAAAGAGAAGTCAATAATGCAGAATTTTTAAAACCATTAGGGACTACCGTTGATTGTTGAACAGAAAATTTAGAAGAAACAGTTTGACGAACTTGCCAACGATCAAGAGTGTACGCACCGTCACTAGGAGTAACACTAGCCCCCGCATTCCTCTGGTCAATCACCATCGCACCATTGATGATGCGGTTCTTGAAGCCGAATGTGTTTGGCAGGTTTGCTGCTTGAACAAAAGTAGCCGCTTGGTCTGTTCCAATCGTCACGGCATCAGTCGTGCCATTTGATTGCAGCTTTAATACCCCGTTACTAGCTACGCCACTTGAATTAAGCGTTATTTGAGCCATTATCTACTCACTTTCTTAAGGTGTTCCGTTAGAAACAATATTTGTCGCCGAAGTAATAACTCCAGTCGAAGACATTGACGCAATTGTAGTGCCCCCATATTTGAAGATCAACTTACCACCAGACTCTTCAATCGTGAAGTTGGTTGTCAGCAATTTAGGCGTACTAGCCGCTGTCCCTGTCGTATTCTGGTTCAAGGTAGGCACATCAGACGCAACCATTGCCCTGAATGTAGGAACACCATTTGACCCATCAGGAGCCGCCAAAATATAGTTGGCAGTCTTTGAGGCATACGGATTCTGCGTATCTCCATAACCACTTGCCAAACTAATAGCAGGTGTGTTGCCACCACTAGAAGCCACAGGACTTGTGCCAGTCACGCCAGTCACAGTTCCCGTATATTGGTCGTTTGAAGTAACAGTGAAGTTAGGATAAGTTCCACTGATCGAGGTGGTTCCTGCACCAGTCAAAGCAACCGTCTGATCTGGCGCACTGTTGGTAATCGTGAAGTTGGGATAAGTACCAGATGTGCTAATCCCCGTACCACCTGTCAAAGCAACTGTCTGGTCAGGCGAGGAGTTTGTGATAACACCAGTGGAATTGTCGTAACTAATCCCCGTCCCTGCGCTCAAAGCGCCACGAGCACGAGCATTGGTGAAATACAGGTTTGTGCCTTCAGAGATATTGGTAGAAGTCAGGCTGACAGCACCAGTCTGCCCGTTAACAGACACCACCAAGTTGGTTTGGTCAATCTTCTGCCAAGCCGTACCATTGAAGATAACCCAGTCTCCAACCACCCAGTCGGTAATGCCATCCAAGTTGGTAGAGCCTGATGTGCCGACAATATAGTAGTAGTTGGTTGTGCCAACACCAGAAGCCAAAGCAGGTGAATTGGTTGAGGCATTCCATGTGCCTTGATAAGCTAGACCACCAGAAATGGCATTTATCTGGTTTTGCAGGCTTGTCAGAGTATCAAGAACAGACTGAGAAGTGCCACCGCCATTAGCACTAACGACTTTGATGCGTTCTGCAAGCTCAGGAGCAACAACCTCACCAACATTGAGTTCACGACCACTAGACAACTCAATAATAAGGCTACCGTCAAAATCAATCCGAGCAGAGGTGACAGAAATACCATCAGCACCGTCCACTCCATCGCGCCCATCTTTTCCAGGTTCACCACGAAGACCTTGAGGCCCTTGGCTTCCGTCCCGCCCGTCTTTGCCATCTCGACCATCCTTTCCGTCTATGCCGTTTCTCAGGCTTGACGCTTTTTCTTGGATTGATTGGCTCAAATCACCAAACTTGGATTCCAAGTCTGACTTGATTTTCTTCAAGCCTTGGATAACAAGCTCAGTACTCTTGCCAATTGACTCTTGACGGGAGGCTTCTAGACGGGATTGTGCTGATTTTTGAAGGGCGGCAACCATCTCTAACTGCTGTTCAGCAGATAGTCCAGCAACCCCCAACTTCTTTTCTAAATCAACAATATCCATCACGAAAGTTCCTTGGATAAGCGGTCTAAAAAGTCATTTTCAACTTGTTGTCGCTTGTCTGCCATCTGCATTTCAACAATCTTGCTCTTATTCTTAATATCAGCCTCTTTGAGCATCAATTCTGCAATCTTGGCGCGTTTGTCAAACTCACGCTGATTGGCATCATCTTCATTTGGCAGGTTTTTGGTCAAAGAAGCAGCCATTTTTGCCTGAACTTCACGAGGCATCAACTCTGCCTCTGTCAACAGTTTCTGAGCCTCTGCGCGATTCTGCTCTGCTTGTGTGGTCTGCACCGCAATTTGAGCCTGAGCCGCTTGCAAAGCCAGTTGTTGCTGAACTTGTGCCAATTGTTGAGCTTGTTCATCAGGCTGGCTCATCTTGTCCAATGCCGCCATCAACTCAAAGCGGTTTGACAGGCTAGAGTTAGACAAAATGCCTTTCAAGATGATTGGCAAGACAGGGGTATTTGGCCCCAAAGTCTGCAACAAACCAATAAATTGCTGTTGTTCATGCTCACGAGCAATGATGCCAAGCGTAGCCGTGGGAATGAAGTTCATGTCCACAGAAGGATAGCGTTCTGGGTCAAACTGCATGAAACGGAAAGCGGCTTTCTTGATGAACGGAATTAGGAAATCCTCTTGGAAGTTCACCAATGTGCGCTTGTACTTCTTGATGATAGAAGCCACAGCCATTGACATACCGCCTTGACCACCATCACGAGCCACATTGCTGACCATCCCCTGAGAATCCAAAGTTCCAGTGGCTTGCAACAACATACGCTCAAAAGATTGGGCAGTTTGTAGGCTGTTGGGGTCGGTATTGCCGAACTTGAAGGGATACAGAATCTCTTGTGGGTTGCCGTTTGTCAGAATTGCCTTGCCTGGCTTAACCTCAAACTTCATTCCACGAGGCAGACGGGTTGCATCCATCGCCATCATTGGAGAAACGGTCAAAGCCAATGAGTCCAAGTGGCTACGGGTCTGGGCATCAATAGCTTTTTGCATATTGAACGCCTTTTCCACAGTGCCACGACCCAAAAGACGGTTAGGAACAGTGTCATCTTGGTATGCCAAGACGGGTCTATCCTTCATCATGTAAGGATTTTCCTCAGCCTTGAGCAACAAACCATCATTGGCAATCACCACAATGGCTTCTACCAAGTCAGAATAGTCCTCAGCCACCGAGTTTTCAGGGAAAAGCTCAACAACCTCTTTGTTTTCCTTGAGATTGTTCAAGTATTCACGAGGAACCAAGCCATAG